CGTGTCAACCTGAGCGGTGCCAACCTGAGCGGTGTCAACCTGCGCGATGCCTACCTGAGCGGTGCCAACCTGAGCGGTGCCGACCTGAGCGGTGCCGACCTGAGCCGTGTCAACCTGAGCGGTGCCAACCTGAGCGATGTCAACCTGCGTGGTGCCGACCTGAGCGGTGCCTACCTGAGCGGTGCCAACCTGAGCGGTGCCTACCTGAGCGATGCCGACCTGGGCCGTGTCAACCTGAGCGGTGCCTACCTGCGTGGTGCCAACCTGAGCGGTGCCAACCTGAGCGGTGCCAACCTGAGCGGTGCCTACCTGCGTGGTGCCAACCTGAGCGGTGCCAACCTGAGCGGTGCCTACCTGCGTGGTGCCGACCTGAGCGGTGCCAACCTGAGCGGTGCCAACCTGAGCGGTGCCAGGGGTTTGATTAAAACAATGGGTGTTGAAGCAGGGAATACTTACTGGAAACGGTTCCGTAATGGTTTGAAAAACAACGGATATCAGTTTCATGTCGGGATAAATTCCCTCCGGGATGGGGAAGTATTCGCCTCTGACGATAGGGAACTTTGCTCACACCCAGGCTTCCATTTCGCGTCGCGCTCGTGGTGCTCAGTAAATTACCCAGACCGTCCACTAGAGGCAAGGATACGGATACCGGAGGACGCGCAAATCAACGAACCGTGGGCGACAGACGGCAAGGCGAGTGCGGATAAGATTGAGATATTACAGGTGTTCGATGTGGCAACTGGGAAGGATGTTACGGAGGATTACAGAGGACCTGTATTGGAGATTGCGTGATGAACATCAAAATAGGCAGTATCACCCTTGAAGTCGAATACGACTACTACCCAGGCTACCGCGGCAAACGCGACAGCCTCGGCGTACCGGAGGAACCGGACGAGGGGCCGGAGGTTGACCTCACGGCGGTTCGTGTCGGAGACGTGGACATCCTCCTGCTGATGTCGGTGGAGAGTATGCGGGAGATTGAGGGGAAGGTGCTGAAAGAGATGGGCAACAGAGATCCGGATTACGATCTGGCGGTATAAAAAAAGCCCCTTTTCAGGGGCAATAAGCATGTGTACCCGAACCATATCACGGTACGGGAATCCAGTCAAGGAAGGCAACAATGATTACTTTTTTTATTCCCGGGAAACCCGTAGCGCAGTCCAGGCCGAGATTCGCGAAGCGCGGAAATTTCTCCGTCGCCTACGACGCGGCCCCGGCCAGTGATTACAAATCATGGGTGAAGGTTCGCGCCCTGGAGGCCATGAGGGAAGCCGGGCTGTCCATCATCGGCAGGGATGTCCCCCTCCGGTTGCAGGCCACCATCAACCTGGCCCGGCCCAAGGGCAAGCCAAAACGGTACACCCTACCCACCAGCAAGCCCGACTGCGACAACGTGTTAAAGGGCCTACAGGACGCCATGGAGAGCGTCGTATATGAGGCAGACCAGCAGATCGTTGCGGTCAGCGTCAGGAAGCAATACCACGTGTGTCCGGGCGTCCAGATAACCATCCAAGAGTTCAAGGAGTGAATGAATATGTTAAAGGAACTGCTGAAAAAAAGAGAGGAAATCGAAGCGAGGATGCAGGCCGTTCAGGAGGAATTGCAGGCCGTAAATATCGAAATCGAACATGAGGTATCCCAAAAGCTGCTCGACCTGCGCAGCCTGACCGGGAAGGAATTTGGCGCGGTCCACCTCAATTTCGAAGGATACAAAATCACCGAGACCGTTCCCAAGAAAGTGGAGTGGGACCAAGCGAAATTGGAAAGCCTGTTCTTCAAAATTATGGAGAACGGGGACAAGCCAAGCGAGTACATGCGCATGAAGCTGGATATCCCGGAAAAGATGTACGACGGGTTCATCCCGGAAATCAAGGGCATATTCGCCGAGGCGCGCATCGTGAAGCCGGGCAAGGCAACGTTGAAATTCGAGGAGGCGGCATGAAAGATTATCTCGGCGATGGAGTCTATGTGGAATACGACGGCTTTCACTTCAAGCTGATGGCGAACGACCACATCAACCCATCGGACACAATTTATCTTGAACACGGCGTTCTGGCTGCACTTAACAGGTTCGCCGAAAGGACATCGGAGGTCTCCAATGCTTGATCAAATCAAACCGGCAAACAGCGTGTTCCCTCCGCAGAAGATCCTTATCTACGGAATATCCGGAATAGGAAAGAACACGTTCGCCAGCACCTTCAAGGCGCCGGTTCTTCTGCAGATAGAGGACGGAAGCGCGGCCCTCGACATCCCTGCATTTCCGCTGGCCGCGACATTTCAGGATGTCGTGGACCGTATCCAGGCGCTGCACGGGGAACACCAGTTCAGGACTGTGATAGTCGATAGCCTGGACTGGCTTGAGCCGCTCCTGTGGGCGGCCTGCTGCGAACACCACGGAAAGGAGTCCATTGAATCGTTCGGCTACGGCAAAGGGTATGTGGAAGTTGACCGCTGGTGGAGGCACATCATGTCCGGCCTGGACAGCCTGCGACACGCCAAGGGAATGGATATTGTCCTGCTGGCCCACAGCGAGGTGAAGCACGTCGAGCCGCCCGACACGGATCCCTATGACACATTCCAGCTTAAAATGCAGAAGCGTGCTTTCGCCCTGTGGCAGGAGTACGCAGATATGGTCCTGTTCCTCAACTACAAGATTAATGTGCAGAAGACCAAGACCGGCGTGAACGAAGAACGCACCCGAGGCATTGGTACCGGCGACCGAGTAATCCACACTACGGAACGCCCGGCATGGAAGGCAAAGAACCGATGGGGACTACCTGACGACATCCTGATAGGCAAAGACAAGAATTGGAAGGCGTTTCACGAGCAACTGGAAGCGGTAACCGGCGGCAAGTACATCAACCCATACAACGGAAAAGGAGATAAATAGCCATGTTGGATTTCAATGACGCAGAAACCCAGAAAGAAGGCGGTACAGGCCCCATCCCCGAGGACTCCATTGTACCGCTCAAGATGACCATTCGCCCCCCGAAGGCCGGGAAGGAAGGCAGCACCCACATCGCCTTCTGCCGAAGCGGCAAGGGCAACGAGTACATCGATGTCGAGTTCGAGGCCCTGGGTTCGTTCGCCGGCCGGAAGATCTGGCAGAATTTCACCCTGGTTGGCAGCGAGACCGCGGCCAAAATATCCATGCGGACCCTGCGCGCCATTGTCGAGAGCGCCCGCGGAATTTCACCCTCCGACGCATCGCCTCAGGCCACGGCAGGGCGCCAGCTTTCAGACTGGCTCGACTTTAACGACATGACGTTTCTGGCGAAGGTCGGGACTGTTGTCGAGCAGTCACAGAAGGACGGCAACTACTACGTCAACAACACTATCAAGCGCATCATCACACCTGATGACGCTGAGTACTCCGCCGGGGAGTTCATTAGCGATAAGCCCCTCCCGCCGATTCCGATCCCCGGAGAGGCACCGCCCGTGAGCACAGCAAGACCGGCGGCGGCAGCCCCGACAAGCGCCCCGGCATGGGGAGCGCAGAAACCGGGAGCAGCGCCGGCTCAACAGCCCGCAGGGGCGAATAGTAAAGGGCCGGTCCCGGCCTGGGCGACGAGGTGAACTTGCGAATTTGCGCAAGTCAGCAATTTGCGGCAGGGGAAATAAAGAACGGGGATCTGGCAGTGGTACAGAGATAAGCACTCGAGTAAGAGTAGTGCCGCTTCGGTGGCGACGACGGGATGAGTTCTCCATTCTGGCCCAGCGCGTTGGCAATAAAGCCCCTGTCGCAAATAAAAAAGAGGAGAAAAAGAGTGAACAACAAAAACATCACGCGAAAGAGTCTTGTTGTCAACCTGACGGAGCAGGAAATAACGGATTTCAGCAAGGAACTGGCGCGCATCACCACCCTGCAGGCCGAAATTGAAGAAGAGAAAAAGACGGTAACCAGCTCGTACAAGGAAAAGCTGGACCGCTGCATCTCGGAATCGCGCAGTCTGGCGCGTAAAATTTCGACACGGCAGGACTTCAGGGAAGTCGAGTGTGAGTGGCGGTTTGACTACGACCGCAGGATGAAGCGTCTGGTCCGTATGGATACCTGGGAGCAGGTCGAGGAGCGGAAGCTGACGGCGGACGAGTTGCAGGATGAGTTGGATTTCGGCAAGCCTCAGCAGGAAGAACATCCGCCGGGGTGTCCTAAATGCGAAGGCGACGGCGAGTACTATGGCGAGGAAGGACAGGTCTATTGCGATTGCGAGGCGGGAGTTGCGCTGAGGGCAAAAGAGCAGTCAGAAGTCGCGGAAAAAACTTCCGCTCCTCTTTGCGCTACCTGCATCGGAGATTGCAGTTATGAGCATACTGAGTTCAGCTTATTTCACAACTTGGACCAGTGCGCCGACTACCGCGACACGCCGTCGCCGAAACAAGAGCAGTCCAGGGACGACACCTGCAACAAGTGGAGGGAGTGTTCGTACGCGTTCAAGTGCTTCGGTCCGGCCAACGATGAAAGCGGGCTGTGTTTCAAACAGATTGAAGAGGCGCGGGAAGCGGAGAGCGAAGAATCAAGTTCCGATCCACTCGCCAACGAACAGGGCGTTTACGTCAACGCCGAGGAAATCACCATCCCTATGCCGGCCAAGGCCCGCGCCACGGCCAGCATCAATGTCATCCAGTGCTCTGATGGATTCTGGCGGAACGGCCACAATCACCACATGCGGGACTGCGGCGGGGGTGGCGGACTGCCGTCAGTCAAGTCGATGGGGCATTGCACGCGATACGACGCCATACTGGACGCGCTGGACGCGCTGGTTACAAAGTTTGAGGGCTACGTCGGCCTGACGAATTCACCTGCAGCATCAAGGGCGAAGATTGCGATAGAGGCCGTTGGAAAGTTCAAGGAAAGCCTTGCGCCGGAACCACGGAAAGGATCTCGTTGCCCTATCTGTGATTTTGTCGGCTACAACAAGGCGGAGCTTACAAAACACATCCGGGCGGCCCATGGTGTCAGTCTGCAGGAGACTGTGGCCGTAGCAAACGGTCAGGCGGTTGATGATAGTGCTGGGGCGGCAGCATGATTCTCAGGACCTACCAACAGCGCGCCGTGATGAAGGCGAAGAAGGCGCTCAAGAAAAAAGGCAACACCCTTTTGATTGCCGGAACGGGCAGCGGGAAGACTGTCATGCTGTCCGCACTCGCTGGGGAGGTCAGGGGTAAAACCCTGATCCTCCAGCACAGGCAGGAGCTTGTACAACAGAATGCTGCCAAGTTCCTGAAGGTCAATCCGTCCTGGCCGATTTCTTTCTTCACCGCTGATGAGAAATCGTTTGCAGGCCAGGCCTGCTTTGCCATGCAACAGACGCTAACCCGCAACCTGGACCACCTGCCAAAATTCGACCATATCATCTGTGATGAAGTCCATCACATTGTCGCACCTACCTACTCACGCATCATCGACGCCTGCCGCGACCGGAACCCAAATCTGTGGTTGTCAGGGTTCACAGCAACCCCGGAGCGGTCGGACAAGAAGAGCCTGCGACGGTATTTCGACAACGTGGCGGAGAAAATCACCATCCGGGAGCTGGTCTCCTTGGGGTTTCTGGTCCCTCCCCGCGCCTACGTGGTGAACGTTGGCGCTCAGGAACAACTGGCGGGGATAAAGAACCTGTCGGCGTTCGGGGACCAGACCGAAGTGGCGAAGATCCTCGACACGAAGGCAATCAACGAGGAAGTGGTGCGGCACTGGAAGGAAAAGGCAGGGGACCGCAAGACAATCGTATTCTGCGCGACGATTCAGCACGCTCTCGACGTGGCGGACGCCTTCAGAAGAGACGGGATCAATGCTGGCGTTGTCACCGGAGTAATGGCCGACGGCGAGCGAAAGGCCATGTTGACACGATTCGACCGCGGGAAACTGCAGGTTCTGGTGAATGTTGCGGTACTGACAGAGGGGTACGACTCGCAGCCCGTTTCTTGCGTGGTGCTGCTCAGGCAGTGCAGCGAAAAGGGACCCATGATCCAGATGGCCGGACGCGGCTTGAGGACCGTGGACCCTGAGTTGTACCCGGGTGTCGTAAAGAAGGACTGCATCATCCTCGATTTCGGGATCTCCCTCCTGACCCACGGCAACCTCGACCAGGAGGACGGGCTTCATCAGGAAACAGAAACTGAGAAGGGCGAGTGCATTACCAAGGTGTGTCCGGAGGAGTACAGCGCCGGGATGGTGTACCGTTTTCCGGACAAGAACGACGCCGTCGGGTGTGGCGCCGAGGTGCCGGTCCAGACAAAGACATGCCCCATCTGCGGGTTCACGTTCGAGAGGATAGACGGCCAGGATCAGGTTTTGACAGAGGTCAGCCTGACGGAGCTCGACATCCTGAACGCAAGCCCGTTTCGATGGATGGATCTCTTTGGCACCGACACCTGTCTAATGGCCTGCGGGTTCAGCGCATGGGCGGGCGTGTTCAGCCCGGACCGTGGGGAAACATGGATCGCGATAGGGAAACGGCAGGAAGAGAAAAAAGTGTATCGGCTGGCCCTCACTGGCAGGCTGCAGGCGATGAGCGCGGCGGATGATTTTTTGAGGAACTACGAGACTTCGGCTACGGCGAAGAAGTCGCGGCGCTGGCTGGATGACCCGGCAACGGCGAAGCAGTTGGAGATATTGGGGAAATTCGGTTATGACGTGGCCGGCCCGATGCCCGGGTTCACGAAGTACGGCGCGGCCTGCCATGCCTCGTTTCTTTTCAATAAAAAGTTAATTGAGAGAGCAATAGGAGTCATGTAATGCAAAAGATAAACGGGCTTTCCGACCTGATGGCGAAAGTAGAAAAGCAGGAGAATGGATGTTGGCTTTTTATGGGTCATCTTGATTCAAGAGGATACGGATGTTTCAGCGCGGAGGGATTTATTCGTGCTCACAGATATAGCTATTTCAAGCACAACGGGCCTATCCCTGACGGCTTACATGTTCTACATAAATGCGATGTCCGCAATTGTGTGAACCCAGAACACCTTTTCTTAGGCACACATGCTGACAACATGGCGGATATGGGCAAGAAGGGGAGAACTGGAGTAAGGATCGGAGAAGAACATCACAAGGCGAAGCTGACAGAGACGCAAGTTGTTGAGATAAGAAAAAGGTATGTCCCACGCAAAGTCACGCTAAAGTTTCTCGCTGAACAATACGGAGTGACCCATGCCATGATTGGCTATATTGTACGTGGCGCTAATTGGAAACATATACCCAACAAGCGGCTCATCGAACGGGCGTTGGGGGTGGCACAATGATCAGCCTCCCCGAACTAGCCGTCCGCCTGCAGGATCACGGGCTTTTGTCGAAATCCTTCCAGGACTGCACGAAGTCCGAGATCCTGCGGGTGATAGACGCCGTGTTCTCCTCCGTTGGGGATGATGTTCCTCCGGAGGGGTGGAGAGAGCCCTACCTGGAAGAAACGGCTGACGGCAAGCGACTGGTGATTCCGTGCGACTGCCACCCGAAATACCGGTGGTGGACCGCGGAGGGACAGAGCGTGTCGGAAACGCTCGTAAAGCTGGATGCTCCGTATGAGCTGGCCCGAAAATACTACCGGAACCTGACGGAAGAAGAGTGGATCAACAAAATAATCCCGTTTTGAGGAGAGAACATGGAACTATACGAGAAAATAACGCAAGGCAAGCGAATCAGATATATCCCGCATGTGTTGAAACCATACCCGAACCCGGAAATCCCGCAGGACCAGATGGTCACGCTGCTGGCGACGCTCACCCTGTCCATGCTGATGAGCATCGAGGACCAGCTCCCGGACCACGCTCGCATGGCAAGGGAGGTTCGCAACGTTGAGGATGGCGTGCGCCGGTTGGCGAAGCTGGTAGGTAAACCCCTCGATGAGGATCTGGTCAACGCCGGGGTGGCGGGGTGGAATTCGGCAATCAAGGCGATGCAGGACAGGCTGATGGGGATGGCGTAAAGGGGGACTTGCAATGATTGATTTTAATTCGCGGTCGGCAATCACCGACCGATTGAATTACCTGATAGATAAACAGATCGACGCGACCGCCGCCGAGTCTCAACGGAGGGAGTATCTCGGCGCGTCCGTTATCGGCCACGAGTGCGAGCGGGCGGTTCAATATCACTACCTGGCCGCCAGGGGTGAAGTGGAGATAAAACAGCCCGCGGCGCGCATCATGCGCATATTCGATAGAGGCAACGTTTATGAAGAAAAAGTGCGGTTTTGGCTCAAAAGTATCGGTTTTTTGTTCGGAAGGACCAGAAAAGGTAAAGAATTCTCCGATTTTGAAGGAAGATTCAGGGGGCACGTAGACGGGATAATCACCGGCTGGAAGCGGAAAGATATCGACTGCCCTATCGAGCTGCCGGCGCTGTGGGAAAACAAGTGTCTCGGTGCAAAAGGCTGGAAGAAACTGGCAGAAGAGAAATTACAGAAATACTCTGCAACGTACTACGCCCAGGTTCAGATTTACATGCACTACCTCGGCTTGGAGCGGACACTGTTCACGGCGGTGAACGCCGACACGATGGAAATCTATCACGAGGTCGTGCTGTTCGACGCCATGGAGGCAGGTCTTGCCATTGCGCGGGTAGCAGCCGTAATAAACGCTACGGCAGAGGGCCGCCTGCTGCAGCGGGTGTCACAAGACCCGGCGTTCTGGATTTGTCGATTCTGCGACTGGCGCGAGGTGTGTCCATGCCCCTAATCGACTTCAACGCCTGGGGGAAAGATCCCGACGACACGATAGACTTCGAGCGCATCAAGGCCATTGCCCTGTGCAGCACGGAGATGATTCTCCATCGCTGGTTGCCGGGCGGTAAGGTCGTCAGAGGTGAATACCTGTGCGGGTCCATCAGAGGAGGCTCAGGCGAGTCGTGCAGCACCAATGTCCGCGACTGCGTGGGCGGCGATTTTGCCAGCACCGAACGGTGGGGCGACCCGATAGACCTGGTGGCGACCGTGGAGGGTATCAGCCAGGGCGAAGCGGCAAGGAAGCTGGAAGAGTTTCTCGGTATCACCGCCGGCACCCCGGCCCCGCCGCCTATCGAGAAACAGACGGAGGAAGAAAAGCGCGCCTACGCCCAGAAGGTATCAGCGGCGCTGTGGGTGGAAGGCGAGGCGTGTCCGCCGGCGCACCCGTACCTGATTAAAAAGCAGGTCATCGCGGACAACGGGATCCGCTACCACCCGCCAACAGGAAATATCCTGGTGCCACTGAGAGACGGTCAGGACATCCTGGGCGTGCAGAGAATAAGTGCGGACGGCAGCAAGAAGGTCAACCCAGGCGGGCGGTTGAGCGGCTGCTATCACGTGATCCAGGGCGAGCTGGATACGGTGTACATCTGCGAGGGATATGCCACGGCCATGACGGTGCATATGGCGACAGGCAAGACGGCGGTCATGGCGGTGAGTGCCGGGAACCTGGCTCCGGTCGGGGAAAAGGTGGCAAAGATGTACCCCTCGGCGCGTTTGGTATTCGCCGCGGACAACGACCAGGATAAAACGCCTAATCCCGGCGTCCAGGCTGCCGAGAAAGCGGTCAGGGAGATAAAGAGAGGGCAAGTGATAGCCCCTCCGTTCCCGGACGGCCAGAAGGGGGACTGGAACGACTACGCGCTGATGCATGGCGGTGCGGCGGTCAGAAATCTACTGGGCAGGGAAGTGAAGAATCTGTTCACCGACATCAACAGCATGGATACGGTCGAGACGGATTTCCTGATTGACGGCGTAATGGAAATGCCGTGCACGGCAATGGTGTTTGGCGCGTCAGGCTCCGGGAAATCTTTTTTCACTATTGACCTGGGCCTGCATGTGGCGTCGGGTAAGGAGTGGCTAGGAAAAAAAACGAAATGCGGCCCCGTGTTCTATGTCTGCGGCGAAGGCCGGCATGGTATCCCGCGCAGAAAGAAGGCCTGGGAAAACCACTACGGCTGCAAGGTGCCGGACGGGAGGTTCATGGTGTCAAACCTCCGCATGAGTTTCGAGCCCGACCAGGTTGCCGACATGGTGCAGTGTATCGACGAACTGGCAGAGAATATCGGGACTCCGGCAATGGTGATCATTGATACCATGGCCCGGGCACTCCCCGGGAACGCTGACGAGAACAGCGCAAAGGATACGAACCTGTTTTTCAACGAGTGCGACCGCATTCAATCCCGTTATGCCTGCGCGGTGGTGGTGGTCCATCACTCCGGCCACGGTGATAAAGGCCGGGCCCGGGGGTCCTCGGCGATCAAGGGCGTCTTGGACGTCGAAATCATGTTGAACAACGGGATGATCGAATGGACGAAGACGAAGGACATGGAACCCCACCCGCCGATCCGCTACCAGCTGGATAAGGTGATATTCGGGGATGGGAAGAGGGATAACAGTTGCGTGGTTACGTATGATACGAGTTTAAAAGCAGACGGTGAAGGTCATTATATGAAGGCGGCGAAACAGGCGCTTATCAAGGCGATAGAGTTGGAAGGGATGACGGATCGCTGTTACAAGAAAACATGGGTGGATTGCTTCGTACAGATGTTCCCTGAAAACAGGCCCAAAAGCATGGCATATACCCTCACCCGCAAGGATGGAAGCGGATTGATTCAGAAGCTGACAGACACGGGCAAGGTCAAGTTTGAAGACGGTATGTATATTAGAATTATCACAGAAAACGATGTTACCGAGGATATGTTCAGAGGGATAAAATAGTGTCCACACACGTCAAATCCACGTGGATTATGACGTGGAAAATTTATCCACACACGAGCTTTCCACGTCCCCAAAATGGACGTGGATTTGTGGATTTGACATAGATTTTCTGTCCACACACAACCCCCTCTCTCTTTAGAGAGAGGGTGGACGTGGACGATAAATGTGGACGGTAAATAGGACGTGGAAAAAAGGAGATTTGAAAATGAACGTATACGAAGATACCACACCCAGAGAGAGAACCGAATATCGTAAAAATTGTGGGACCAATAAAACAGGATTTATCGGAGTGAAATATGTGGCGAGAAAAAAAATATATCAGGCATACATCCGAGTCCCTTGGAGGAAAAATAAAATTTATTGCGGACAAGGGAAAACCGCCGAAGACGCAGCAAAAAAATATGATGCAAAAGCCCTCGAGTTATTTGGCCCTGATGCTGTAACCAACTTCGACCAGAACGAGAGGCAACCATGCCCAACCTGAAAGACGATACCGGACTGAAATTCGACCAGGGCAAACAACCCTGGTTCGCGACACCCCTGGAGGTAATCCAGCTGCTGGCGGATGTGTTCGCTGCCGGCGAAAAGAAGTACGGAATTTTCAACTGCCTGAAGCCGTTCGAAAACGGAGATCGTCGGTTCTGGGACGCGACCATGCGGCACCTGACAGAATGCCAACTCGATCCGTTGGCTGTCGATGAGGAGACAGGCTGTTATCACGGAGCGCAAGCAGCATGGAATATCCTGATGCGGACCTATCACGCAGCAAAGGTCAAAGGAGGTGATTATTGACCGAGTACCCCGAAACGCTACCGAAAGACGAACAGCTCGAAACCCTTTTCCATCGAATGCCGCCCATGCCGCAAGTTCTGGCGGAGGAAGTCATGCGAGTGGTGGTCGAAGTGTACGGATCAGAAAGGATGCAAATCGAAATGAGAAACAGGAAAATCATGATCGAGTACGACGGTAGGAACATCTCCAGGCTATGCCGGAAGTATTCCATCAGCCGGCGGAATTTTTACTACATCATGCACAGGGAGCTGGTGAGATTGAGGAAGGCGGCGAAAGGGGAGGAGTAGAGAAGCAATGAATCGTGCGCCTCGTTGCGTGAAACGCCTGTTTCACGGTGGTTTAATGGGGGGGGTAGGGAAAGTTATTAATGGGGACGCAAGGCAAGCGAGAGGGCAAGTTAAGCCCATTAGAGAAAGGAATTGCTTAACCATGCGGGTTGAGGGGTGAAGAGAGGGGTAGATAACGGCCTCTGCCTGTACGGCGGAGCGCCAGCGGAGACCGCACCAGGCAGTTGTTATCTGGTCGTATTCCGACCATGCTAAAAATAATTTCTTTGTGGTACAAAAATATCATTGACAATGTCAATTCTTGTGGTACAATAAAATCAAATGATGGAACAAACCACAAGGAGGAACACCATGAAAGCTGAATACGTTTACATCACTGAAACCCATATCGGCAACGGGGAATACTCCGTTGCTGGCCGTCGCAATGACGGCACCCTCGTTTTTGGCTTCAAGCGGTTTGGAGACGTTCTCACCCTCCGGGAGCAGGCACGCGCGTATGCCGGGACCAAATACATTCCCGTTTTTGGGAAGCCGGGGCCGTTCGCATGAGGCGCCCTACTCCGGCAGACCCGACAGCGCCGCTTGATGACTGGCCAGAATGCCAGACCGAATGCAAATGGCGGCAAAAATTCAACGGATACGACCTACAACGGAACGCGCTCAGGATGGAAACGGCACACATGGTTTCCCTTTGGCGTTGCGGCTGGAACCTCAAGCCGAATTGTATCGGAGGGCACCCGCTAGACTATGCGGAGTGTAACTATCATGGTTAGGGGTGGCAAGCGCGAGGGGGCCGGGCGAAAGCCCGGCAGCCCAAATAAAGAATTGAAGCCAACGGCCCGTCGTGCCGTTGTCCGGGTCCGACTCTCCGACGATGAACGGGCCGAAGCGCTCCGGTGCGCTGAGAAAATCGGGGAATCGGAGAGCGAATTTATCCGTGGCGCTATCGCCATGCGCTGCAAAAAGACCAGATAACGATTGAGCGTCACCGGCTCAGGCCGGTGCACAGTAATACTATAGGTAGCACCTGTCAAGAGGAAAAATAATATTTTTTGAAAAATATTTTGTGCAACAAACGGGTGGCATATTGCACAGGTGATGAGGCAGGCTGGCAACATGAGCAAAGCCGATAAAAAAGTCACTCCACGACCCAAAGTAAAACCGTTCCGCTCCGCGAAATACCTGAAGCACATCCGGTCGCTGCCGTGTTGCAACTGCGGTTATCCTGTATCTGAGGCGCATCACGTCGAGACCGGCGGAATGGGGACCAAGTGCGGCGATGACCTCACCGTACCGCTGTGCGGTCCGAGCGGGAGAGGGTGCCATCAGAAGGCGGATAAGAGCAAGACCAGCGTCAAGCGGTACAAACCGCTGGCGCGGAAGCTGTTTCGGGAGTGGCAGGCGAAACAGGCAGTTGTGCAGCCGCAAAACGACCCGGCGAAGATTATGGTCAACTGTCTGTTGCCTGGAGCTGATGAGGTGGCGGCGGGGAAGGCGGTAGAAGAAGTGGAAGTAAAAGCGTTGTCCCCGCAACATGACCGGTTTTGTAGGGAGTTTATCGTTGATGAAAATGCAGTAAGAGCCTACCAAAGAGCCTATCCGAATTCAGGGTACGAATCAGCAAAAGTTTCAGCCTGTGAACTCCTAACGAAACCTAACATTCAAGTCCGTATTCAAGAACTCCGCGAAGAACGCAACAAGCGCCTGGAGATTTCCGCCGATCGAGTGCTGGCCGAGATAGCCAAGTTGGCCTATTACGACCCGCGCGATTTCTTCACCGATGATGGCCGGCTGAAACCCATTTCCGAGCTGGACCCCGATCACGCTGCGGTCATTGCTGGCATTGAAACGGTCCACAAGATTGTAGGGGATGACAAGGATGGTCTGTCTGTCCTCACCAAAATCAAGTTGCCTGACAAGGGGGTAAACCTGGAGCGGCTCGGTAGACACCTGAAGATGTTTACCGATAAAGTTGAGCATTCCGGAGACATAACCGTGGAGATAGTGCGATTTGGTGAGAGAGAAGATTCGACTCCCAAATAATTGGCGGCCTCGGCCTGACCAAATGAACCTCTGGACGCACCTAGAAAGAGGTTTGGACCACGGCGGCCTCCGTGCCGTCGAGGTTGCGCACCGTCGATGGGGTAAGGACGATTGCGCCCTTCACTTTACGGCGACGGCGACGCAACAGCGCGTAGGCAACTACTGGCACATGCTCCCGGAATTCGCGCAGGCCCGTAAAGCCGTGTGGGAGGCGGTCAACCCCAGGACCGGGAAGAAGCGCATCGACGAGGCATTCCCGGAGGCAATCCGCAAAAAGACCCGCTCCCAGGATATGTTTATCGAGTTCCTGAACGGCTCAACCTGGCAACTGGTCGGTTCGGATAATTTCGATTCCCTGGTTGGTACGCCTCCTGTCGGCCTCGTTTTCTCCGAGTACGCCATCGCGGACCCCCGCGCATGGGCCTATCTCCGCCCTATCCTGGCGGAGAATGGAGGATGGGCGCTGTTCATTTACACCCCTCGCGGCAATAACCACGGCAAAACCCTTTACGATTTCGCACGGCTGGATCCTGCGTGGTTCGCAGAAAAGGTGACGGCCATGGAAACGCCGGTCTTCTCCCGGGAGACCCTGGAGCAGGAGCGCCGAGAACTGATAGCCGAGTTCGGCGACGACGAAGGTGAGGCCATGTACCAGCAGGAATACATGTGCTCCTTCGAAGGCGCCGTGTTCGGTGCGTACTACGCTAAGCAGATGCGTCAGGCGCGGTCTGAGAACCGCGTCACCAAGGTTCCGTATGAGGTCGGGATCCCGGTATTCACGTTTTGGGATATAGGAATCGATGATTCGATGACGATCTGGTTCATGCAGCCCATAGGAAACCGCCTCCATTTCATCGACTACTATGAGAACAGCGGTTACGGGCTCGACCACTACGCACAGGTGCTCCTCAAGGATAAGCCGTATGTCTATGGCGACCACTATATGCCGCACGATGCGGCCCACAAGTCGCCACAGACCGGCATCACATTTGCCGATTATGCGGATAGCCTGAAGATTTCCCCGGTTGTCGTGGTGGATCGCGCCCGGGATATTCAGGCGGTGCTGGCCGGCATCCAGGCATGTCGGAAGGTGTTCAACCGTTGCTGGTTCGACGAGGAGAAGTGCGCAAGGGGGCTGGCGGCGCTGGAAGGTTATCGGGCCGACTACGACCAGGAGAAGAAGAAGTTGGACAACAAGCCGAAACATAACTGGTGTTCGCATGGCGCGGACAGTTTCCGCACGTTCGGAGTGGGTTTCATGCCGAGCGTTGAGCAGAAAGACAACTGGAAACGTCGTCGCGGCTCGGGGATGGCGGCATGAGAGTGGGGAGGAGTAAAGTATGACCATCAGTTATCTCGGCAACCTGCGCCGGGAATTCCATCACGTAAAGCAGTTTCGCGCCGGCGAACTGGACCCGGAATATGAGCCGACCATGGTGCTGTTCCTGGAGGGGCGCATGGGCAAGTGCGCCATGATCCCGTTGGAATCGGCATGGAAGTACGACGAGCCGGAAGGGACGGCAGCCAAGGAGGCCGCATTGTCGCAGGTCGTCGGCATCGCCCGGCATCTCGGCATCGACGAGAATCCGCGCAGCCTGGCGCAACTGGCTATGTTCATCCAGGATGGACTGGACGAGTTGATATCTATGCCTCCGTATCAGGAGGAGCGATTGACGGCAGGCGAGGTGGTTCTGGAAGTGGACGGCAAGAAGGTCAGCCGGGACGTGGAGATATCGGAGAGCGAGATACTGATGGGGGGAGCGACGTAGCGAGGTGCCGAGCATGCTCCAATCGCCGTGCAGAGGATGTCAGTATCAGGGTAAGACCGACTGCCGGCGCATCTGTTGGACACTGGAAAAAGCGCAGGAGGAAGAGGCAAAGCGTATCCATGTCGGTTCTGCGGTGGCATCTGAAGGCGAGGGCTACCGTATCAATTTCGATGCGATGAGGAGGCCGTGAGTCAGGTATGACCAATGAGAAGCAGCAGAAATGTCTTGACAGTATGACGGAAGTCCTCAAGAATAAAATTAAAGAGGAATTCACTGGACGCATCTACATCGGCATGACGCAGGGAATGCCCGCAGTCATGGAGGTGACACGGAAGATCCGTTTCTCCGTCAAGGATTAGAAGAGGGTCTACAACTTCATAAGCAGCGGCAGCAGCGAACCTCGCACGTCGAGGCACTCAACGCCCGCAATCACAGTCGGAAACATCGGCTATGGTTGCGGGCTTTTTCGTTTCAGGGGTTTCAATGGCGGTTCCCGTCGAGAAAAGAGAGCGCAAGAAATCGTCACGGATGATTGTCGGCCAGGAACAACCGGTTGACGTTCAGGGTCATCCGCTGGACTCGGACGAGATGCAGCAACTCCTTACCGATCTGCGCCAGCATTGGCGGACGGAACGGCGTCTCCAGGCCGAGAACCGTGCGGAGATGGCGAAGGATGAGGCGTTCTACGATGGCGACCAGTGGGACGACGACGACAAGAAGGTGCTGGAGGAGCGTTTCCAGCTACCCCTGGTCTATAACGTCACCAAGACCACGGTCAACTGGATCCTCGGGGTGGAGCGCAAGAGCCGCGCCGACTTCAAGGTATTGCCCCGCCGCAAGGAAGGCGGCCGGGATGCCGAGAACAAGACCAAGCTCCTGAAATACCTGTCTGATGTGAACAAGAGTCCGTATTGCCGCTCCAAGGCGTTCGAGGATGCGGTCAAGGCCGGGGTGGGCTGGCTGGAGGAAGGTGTTCGGAGCGACTACGGAAGCGAGCCGCTCTTTGAACGCCATGAGTCGTGGCGCAACATCTGGCGCGATCACCTATCGGTGGCGCCGGATATGTCCGATGGGCGGTTCCTGTTCCGCTCCAAGGTGGTGGACCTGGACTGGGCGCAGGCCATGTTCCCGGACCGTGCGCAGTCGCTCAAGGTCGAGTCGGAGAACGTAAGTAAACTCTATCCCCACATGCTGGAGGATTATGAGTTCCTGGAGTCGCCGGAGTTTGACGACGCCATAGAGAACGACATTGACGCCGAGAATACCCGGCCGAGGGTCCGCATCATCGAGTGCTGGTATCGGCAGACGCCCCAGGCGGTGAAGGTGGTCAAGGCCCCGGGCGCGGCTTATGACGGGGCAATCTACGACGAGACCGATCCCGTGCTGCAGTATCTCGTCGACAACGGATTCGTGGGCCTGGTGGATGCCGTAAGAAGCCCGGTGTTCGTCGCTATCTGGTGCGGCGGGACGTTCCTGATGCACTCCCGCACACCCTACCGGCACAACCGTTTGCCGTTCATCCCTATCTGGTGCTACCGCCGGGCCAAGGACGGCGAGCCCTACGGCATGATCCGCGACCTGCGTGACCCGCAGAGCGACCTGAACAAGCGGATGAGCAAGGCGCAGTTCCTTCTGTCCAGTAATCAGGTCATCACCGAGGAAGGCGCAGCTCCGGACCTGAACAGCGTGTTTGAGGAGGCGCAGCGTCCGGACGGGATGATTGTCCTCAAGCAGGGGAAGCTATCAGCGGGCGCCTTGCAACTGCGCAGGGAAACAGCCCTGGCGGCCGAACACGTTCAGCTTGCGAACCAGGACCGGGCATTTATTGAGGAGATAGGCGGCGTCACCAACGAACTCATGGGTCGCGAGACCAACGCCGTCAGCGGTGCCGCCATTCAGGCCCGGCAGAACCAGGGCATGACCTCTACGGCGGTGGTGTTCGACAATATGTACTTCGCCATGCAGACAGCCGGGGAATTGCAGTTGTCGCACATCGAGCAGTTCTACGACGAACAGAAGGTTTTCCGGCTGACCGGGGAGAGCAGCGCCAGGGTCGATTTCACCGAGATCAATGTTGATGACGACATTACCGCCATGAAGGCGGATTTCGTCATCAGTCAGCAGGACTACCGGGAGACGGTGCGGCAGGCGCAGTTCTCCGAGTTGATGGAGTTGATGCAGTCCCTGGCCAATACCTCGCCCGAGATTGCCCTTGCGGTGCTGGATCTGGTCTTTGATATGTCCGACATCCCGAACCGTGATGAGTTTGTGGCGCGGATCCGCAAGATTACCGGGCAGAGCGATCCGGCTGAAGAGAAGTCGCCCGAGCAGCAGCAGGCAGAGGCCATGAAGGAACAGGCCGAGGCGGACGCGCAGCAGAAGCAACAGGCGTTAGCCGAAGCATCAGCAAAAGCCGAAGTGTCGGCCAAGGAAGCCCAGGCATTGAAGGCGCAGGTCGAGGCCCAGGCGAAGCGGTTGGAAATGATGGAGAAGGCCATGAACCTGGCTGGTTTGGTGGCAGTGACACCGCAACTCACCATGTCGGCGGACACCATTATGGAAGGGGCGCAGGAGGCATTGCCTGTGCCGGGCATTGGGGGATAGAGAATGGCGAAAGGAGAACTCGCAGTGGCAAACAAGGATTGGGAAAAGGAATGGGAAATCGAGCGCGACCTTGAAGCCCTTTGTCGGGCCGAGGCCGTGAGGAAAGACCCGAAACGATTGGATCGTGCGAAGGCTTTGGCCAAGAAGAAGCTGGAGGAGAACAAGGCGCGCCTGGCAGAGACGCAGCGCATGGTCGACATGGGCGAAGGCAAGAACCCGTAAGGAGGAGCATGGTGGCGAAGAAGAAGACGACGCTGGCGAAGGAAATCACCAAGGCAATCGAGGAAGAAACGGCAGCCGTAGTTGAATCGGTCGACATCCCCGAAACCCGCGACCGCACCCAGGCCGAGATAGACGCCGATACCCTCATCGAGGCCCAGGAAATCAGGCGTGACCCACAGCGATTCATGGCGGCCCGTGCCGTCAATCCGAACATACAGGCGTAAGGAGGCACTACCGTATGAGCAAAGCCGTAGACGATGCAGCAATTGACGACCTGAAGCCGGTCATCCCGGACGATGACGACAAGCCCGCCGATATTCCGGAGGGTTTCAGCGCGGACGAATGGAACGACCTGTCCGACGAGGAGAAGGAGGGGATCCAGTTATCCGAAGACGGTGACGGCGCAAAGGATGAGGGCAAGGACGACATCGACCCTGCCATCCTGGAGAAGATTGCCGGTGAAGGCGACGACCAGGGAGGTAAGGAACCAGACAAGCAGACTGCGACCGACGACCCCAAACCCGCCGACGATGGCAAGGGCGAGGTCGCAAAGCCGAGCCTGGACGCTTTCGAAGTCGCGGATGATGCCCTACCGCCGAAACTTCCGGACATTCCGCTCAAGGTCAGCAGTGAAGTGCCGGCGGACCTGAAGCAGAAGATGGACGATCTGGCCGAGAAGTTCGAATCGGGAGATATCTCTGTCCGCGAATACACCGACCAGCGAGACGCACTGAACCGCGAGGCATGGGCGAAGAACCTGGAGACGGCGCAGGAGGTCCAGGCGTCGCAACGGTGGGAGGCCGAACAACAATATTTTCTACAGCAGAACCCCGGCTACCTGGAAGACTCCCTACGCGGCAAGGCACTCCTCGGGATGCTGGACGCCGCGGTGCGGTCCCTGGCTTCCGATGCGGCCAATCAGTACAAGACCGGCTACGAAATCCTGCAGATGGCACACAAGGAGATTAAGGAGATTATCGGTATCGTGGGGCAGAAAGGCGGCAAAGCAGACAGTAAGACGGACGGCGGCGCAGAGGACAAGGGAGAAGGCAAGGGCGCAAAGCCCAAGGCCAAGCTACCGGACATTCAAACTCTCGGCGAGGTTCCGTCATCTGCCGCAAACGCTACCGAGGATCCGTATGCGTCCATCGACAGGCTGGAAGGGGAGGCCTACGAGGAAGCTCTTGAAAAGATGACTGAGGCCCAGGCCAAGGCATACCGGGCAAGGGCGTAGCTGATGGCACTCATCAAGTTTGTCGATGTCGCCGATTCGCTGGAATTCGATCTTACCGAAGTGTGCGGCCGCAAGGAAACCATCCGCATAGACATGATCGATAAGGGAGGGAAAAAGATCGTTATGCGGATTTCAACCAACCGGGCAATCACGGTGAAGCATTTCAGGAAGCATGAGCTCCCCTGAATAGGTCAGGAAAGAGCGTGTAGATAGCGTGGGGCGCTTGCCCTGGACAACCAAAATAACAGCGGCCAAGGAAGGTCGGAAAGGAGCAGAGGATGGCACAGACCATCATCGGCCTTAACGATTCCAAGGCCGTAAAGAGGTATTCGGGGAATCTGGCGGTGGACGTAGGGAGAAAGGGTTATTTCTCCCGAAAATTCATGAGCGGAGGCGAGGTGCCTACCACTCCAATCTGGCGGCTCACCGACCTGGAGAGCGATGCCGGCGAATTGATCACATACGACCTCTCCATGCAGTTGAAGATGCAGCCGGTCGAAGGCGATGCGGTTCTGGAAGGGAAAGAGGAGAAACTGGAGTTTTATACCGACTCGGTTTACATCGACCAGCTTCGTGGCGGGGCCGATACCGGCGGACGGATGACCAGGAAGCGCACCCTCCACAAGCTGCGCGAGGTCGCCAAGGCCCGGCAGACCGACTGGTGGGCCAGGGTATTTGACGAAATCTTTTTCATGTACCTGTCCGGCGCTCGCGGCACCAACAGTGAGTACGTGTTTCCGACCAGCTACACCGGTTTCGCCAACAACTCCTTCACCGCCCCGGATTCGGATCACTTGGTCTACGGCGGCAATGCCACACAGAAGTCCGATGTGGATACCGGCGACACCATGACCCTGGCGCCCATCGACAAGGCGGTAGCCTATGCCGAGATGATGGGCGGAGGCACGCAGGGTACCCCGCAGTTGCAGCCGATCCAGATCGACGGCGAGACCCACTATGTCTGCGTGATGTCGCCGTATCAGGCGTATGACCTGCGGACCAATACCGGCACCAACGACTGGATGGACATCCAGAAGGCCCTGGCAGCGGCACTCGGCAAGAACTCGCCCATCCTGAAGGGCGGCCTCGGCATGCACAACGATGTCGTTCTTCACAAGCACCCGAACGTGGTCCGCTTCACCGACTACGGTTCCGGGGCCGTCGAGGCTCACCGGGCGCTGTTCATGGGCATCCAGGCGGCAGTATGCGCCTTCGGTTCTCCCGGTACCGGCCTGCGCTTCGGCTGGAACGAGGAGACCCGCGACAACGGCAACCGTGTCGTTATCTCCACCAACACCATCGTCGGGGTGAAGAAAGTAACCTTCAACTCCAAGGACTTCGGCGTTATCGCCATCGACACGGCGGCCAAGAAGCCCGGGACCTAATCGACAACCTTAACCGGGGAGGGTAAAACCTCCCCTTCCTGATAACAGGGAAAGGAGAAAGACAATGGCAGTCATCACCCCTGCCGATTGGAATGCCAAACCGGCACCGACCCCCATTCAGATGGGGCATATCTTCCGCACGATTGAATTAACCGCTGCCCAGGTGGTGCAGAATAACCTGGTCAAGCTGGCGCTTCTTCCCGCGGGCTATCGCATTGTGGATCTGATTCTTGAGTCCGACGACCTGGACAGCCACGGGACCCCGACCGCCACTATCTCCGTCGGTATCCTTAACTCTACCGGCGACGACCTGACGGCCAACATGACCATGATTACAGCCTCAACCATCCCCCAGGGCGGGGGTCAGGCCAGGATTGGCACTCAGTCACTGGAGACCATCGGCACATCTAACTCAGACCGCACCGTAGTCGCCAAGTTCGTGGCGGCAGTTGCCACGGCTGCGGCCGGCGGCCTCACTGTTTCCATGATCGTCGCCCCGGCGTAAGCCGGGACAATCTCAACATCGCATCGGGGGAGGGTGCAAGTCCTCCCCCTTTTCGGAGGATCCCATGAAGAACAGGCTTATCTGTCTTTCAATATTGCTTGTGCTGGCTGTCTTCGTCGGCATGGCGATGAACGCCGCCACATCCTTTGCCGTCAAGAACACCGGCGAGCAGATCGAGGACATCACGGGCAAGGCGTCGGATGACTTTGCTCCATCCGCTATTACCCTGACCAATCTCGGAACCAAGGGGTACACAAACGTGTCAGTTGACGGCAAGTATGCGCTGAAATTCCAGTGCTACACCGGGGCGAACCGTACACAGGTTGACTGCAAGTATAAGCTTTCCACCGTGACTGCGAGTCCGACGACTAATTACGCGAATGCCAAGTCGGGAGAATTCAAGGTCGGCAAGAACATCACCACTGTCGGATTTGGTGCATATTCAACGGCATCGGATGTCTACCTGGAAACACAGACACAATAGGGCTCAGGAGGGCCACGCGATGTTGATTCAGTGCAATGTGAAACGTGGGGCAGGGGAACGGGTTGCAATCGTAAGTCTTGACCGGTTTGTCTACAAATTTGAACCGAGGCCGGACTTGACCGGCAATGATACGGACATGGTTGCCGAGGTGAACAGCGGCAGTCACCAGGAGTATCTACTCAATCAGAATGGCGATTTTTGCGAGTGGGTGGTGCACAAAGAAGACATTGACGGTACGGACAAAAAAGAGCCGCGACGCAGAAGGAGGAAGGGATGAAAAGGTTTTCGGTCTTACTGTGCATGATAATCGTGCTGTCATGTGGAGTGGCTTTCGGGCTGGAAGAGAAACTGCAGCGCGAGGCGGGCAGCAACACGCCTATCCAGGGCGCGGCATGGCACGGCGCAAAGGCCGCGGTTCTTACCGTTGCCTCGACCATTGTGGACTTCAGCAAGGATCTGGCCTATTCGGTCTACTCGGCGGCCGACTGCTACGAACGGTGGATGCCCACCTCAACATCTACCAAGGCGAGCTATGTCAAGACACCGATAGTTTCCGGGCAGTGGCAGACCGCCGTTATTAACTCAGCTACCCCGTTTGGTAATTTTTCCGGCTGCACAGGCGGCTATCTGAAACGCCAGTAGGGAGTGCACATGAAACGCCTTCTCCTCCTCTCCACCATCCTCCTCGCGCCGCTGGCCTATGCTGGCGGGTATGCAGCAAATAATTATGGAGTATCGGAATGAAAAAAATCATCTTTATGTTGAGCGTCTTTATGTGCTGTTCGGGGTTCGGCTGGAACAGTGGCGGCGCTCCCGTTGCCACCGCTACCAGGGCAGGCAAGGTCAAGCCGGGTACAGGTTTGAGCGTCGCGTCTGATGGTACGCTCACCGTCACTGGCGCATCGTCTGTTTCTGCAATCAGCTCAGATATCACAATCGGCAGTTCTCACAGTGTTGTCACTGTCTCTGGCAATACGACAATAACGCTACCTACTGCCGTAGGTATAGAAGGAAAACAATATATTATAATCAAGACCGATAGCGCAACAACGCAAGCCACCGTTGTAACAACATCAAGCCAGACAATAAACGGGATGCTCACCGTCTATCTCAACACGCAATACGATGTGTTAAGGGTAGTATCTGACAACTTAAACTGGTTAATGTATTAGGAGGTTTGAATGCCAAACTTAACACTGATAGCAACATTGCCAGCATTTTATAGCCGTGACATTGCCTGGGCAATCAAGGGCCGAAGCGAGGCCGCAGATCGGTATACCCTTGTGTCTCCAGCTGCATTAGCGGTCAATGTGGGCGGTTTGGGCTATGTGCAAAATACACAAGCGTCTATTGTTTTATCTGTGGCCGCCAACTGGGACACGACGGAAGGGACCGATTACACCGTGGCGGCCAACCGGGCGGGCAAGGATTTCTACGTATACGCCTGTCAGCAGGGCAGCAGCGCACCCAAACTGGTGCTGTCCGCCAATTCCACCGTCCCGACCGACTACACTGCGGACAGCAGCCGCAAGATTGCGGGATTCCACTGCCTGTGCGTAGCGGCCGGCACTATCAGCGGCCATGCCCTGACCGGGTTCGTTGCCGGAGACATCCTGCCGGAATCGGTCTGGGACCTGTCGTTCCGGCCCGCCTGTTCTCCCGAGGGGATGG